TTTTTGCCATTGTGTTTTACCTTTTGTTTGTTATTGTGAATATTCTATGTGGTGGGTGGGTAGAGTCGAACCTCAATGTTTATAAAATACGCCTGTTCTTGGGATGTCTCGTAATGAAACTCGATAGCGTTTGCTACTGTGGTTTGCGCATCACTAGGGAAAGATGCTTTTATCGGAATTAAACCACCATCAACAGCTTGTATTTTGCCTGAAAATCTACTCAAAACCGTATTTGAAGACAGTAATAAGTTTATATTACCATCAGAAATAAATGATGTTTGGGCAGGTATTTCTGATTTTAGTATTCTTTGAAAATCAATACCCGTATCGCTTGCCTGAATATTAACGATAAATTCTAAGTACCCCTTCACCGGCCACGGCTCACCCTCTGCAAGCGTCCCGAATTGCCCCGCCTTGCTGTATGTCCATAGCGTGCCGTTCAGGTAAAACAACTCACCCGCCTTGCTTGCATCCGTTTCGGGTAGTTCACTTAGTACGGGTGGCGAAAGTGTCGCTCCGATGCGGTTTAATAGTGCCTGTTCGGCTATGGTTAACTCAATACTCATTGTGCAAATGTTAAGGTTTGTCCGTCAAATTGGATTGTTTGGCCTTCGAAAGTTAATGCGTTGTCTACTTTAACGGCCCGGCTAAAACTTACTTTATATTCCTGCTGAATGTGATACTTGCTCAGACCTTGCGCATATTCATCACCCGATTCCTTAAAGCGTATAGATCCGAATGTTTCGTTCGGGGTTGATACCGCTTCAAGTATGCCACGTACTTGCTCGGCAATTGCTTCACAGTTTGCGTTATTCGAGTCATAGATATGAACATCAATCGTTAAGAAATCAAGCTCTGACGGCCCGCTGAATGTGTTGTGCGGCAACTGCCCTACCACTTCGTACCGAATAGCCGGAAACATAATGCCCTGTGGCAGTATAGATCGGAATGCACGACCATCTACAACGCTTGAAAACAAGCCCGTAAACGCATCAATAACTTCGGATCGCTTAGGCATTCTCAATCTCCTTTATGTAGTCCTGCTCGGTCTTGTCCGCAAATGCTTTGATGTTCGCATCGTAGGCCCTTCTAAGCCACGGGAAAGCGGGCATGCTACCTGTGCTTACCCTGCCCGTAGTTACGCCAAAAGCGCCTACGCTACGGAATCGCTCACGAGTTCCGTATTCAATAATGGCCGCCAAACCTTGCGCATTAATCGTCGGGAACTCGCTTACTTTGTTTTTAACAACACCAATACGAACGCCAAAGGGCGGAGCGTATTTTTTAGCAGCGGTTACGCCAATCATCCGGCCAATACGGGCAGACTTTGAACCTGATACCATTGCCATGCGCATCGGTCTTAAATTCCTGCGCTGTATTTGCCTGGAACGTTTCTCATCAATCCTGCGGGCTTTTCGCTCTAAATCGGCAAGGGCAGCGTTTAGCTCTCTTTCGTTAATTTGTATAAAGTTTTTAGCCATTACTGCCCCCTGCCTCTTATGTCGTTCTGTTCGCTTGTCGGCATAGCTTCACAATCCAATCTTATTAAACCATGCTCCCTGAACCTGCCAACGCCTCTAATATCCATTATCTGCGATGTTTCGCAATCTATCAAACGGTCTTGTTCTGTTACGCTGTTGGTGTAATGAATCCAATATTGATATGTGGCAACTGCATTCTTTTGGTCGTCTGAAAAGCGCTCATTGCCTCGCTGATACCTTCGGGCCGCATAGGAACTAAACAGGTCTACCCACTCGGTAATCTGCTGTCCGGATTCGATTTTCTTTTGTGGTGTTTGCAGTACCACGCTGTAATTCATTTCGCCTAATTCTGGAATCATTATCCAAACCTCATAACGCGCTTGTTCATGAGTATCTGATTGATGTAATGCTCCATCGCCTCGGTTTGAAGAGTCTTGCTGCTTAAGCTTGCCCGGTTCATGTAGCCCGAAGCAACGGCCATTAATATAGCCTGCTTGTAATTCTTTGGAACGTTTATCGCCTCGCTTGCCTCTCCTACGGTATACCTAATTTGTATCGGGTATTCCATATCATCATTTAGATCGGGCAGCTTGCTCAGGCTATCCTTAAATCGGATATATGCAGGGCGTGCGTTTTCTATAACCTCATAAAGATCGTTATCAACGGTAACGGTAGCGCCTTCTTTATCAACGTACTCAAACGATTCAATCTGAATCAAAGGCGACCACGGAAGCGGTATCTTACGGCTCCAGTGCTTGGCTTCTTTGAGTATCTCAGCGCTCACCATCTTGCGCTTTAAACGCTCTTCGATGGCAACCGTGGCACTTGATGCAAGTGTATCTAATAACGCATTCTCTGACTGTCCGCAACTACCTTCGGGCAGGCGTAGCCATTGCAGTATCTCAAACCGCTCAACAGCCGGGTATATGTCAGATAATACCGTTATCATTTATGCTTCCAAATATTCGTTTATACGTTCGGTTGCTGCCTTGCCTATTCCCTTAATCTCGGTAAGGTCGCCAAATGCTCTTACGGCTTCTGCGCTTTGCAGTCCGGCGTTCATCAAAACATCACGATAAGGAAAATCTTCCGCCAGTTTTGCCTCGGCATATACTGCGTATTTTTTGCTCACAAACTCATCGGCCTTGTCAGCTTGGATGTCGTATGTCCGGTTCGCATAATACGCGTAACGGGACGGCGTAATTAAAAACTGTATTTTTTTTGTTTTCATAGTCTTGTTTTAAATAGGGGCGGGCATTATCACCCGCCCCAATTGTGATTACTACACTGTGATAATCTCTTTAGAAATACTAAAGGACTCATCACGTGCAATCTGCTCATCCTTAAAGATGGTTGCAGTCAGGCGTACAATGCCTTCTTTGTCTCGGCTGTAAGGGTTCAAGATGAACTCGATACCGCCCCACTGTCCAAGATACAGGTCTGCCCAGTTACCGAAAATCATTCCGCTAAGGGTTTCGCCGCTTCCGCCTTTCTCAAAATCAGAGCGCACGTTATTGGTAACCAATGACTGATAACCGTTTACGGTGTTATCATCTTGCCAAATAGGTCGACCGTCTGAGCCTGCAAAGCGCTCGGTAACCTTAAGCTTACCTTTTACTTTGGCATTGGTGATGTAGTGCAGATTCTGCTGCAATGCGTTCTTAGCATCTACTTCAGTTTCAAACTCTACCACTTTAGCCCAGTCAAGCTCGCCGCCATCAGCGCCCGCAAAGTCAATGATGTTTACATCGGAACTTGCGAACAGCTTAGCGAAAGCATCACGCTCCCATGCCAAGCCGATCTTGGTGGCAAGGTGGTTGCGCAGCCACGCCTCAACAGAAACGTTATTCTGTCTCATCAACTGCTGAGTCATCTCAACAAAAGCGGGCAGGCGGTTGGCCGTTAGTTTGATTGAAGTTGTCTCCGGCTCAAGCTCATCGGCTTCGCCAGTTTCACTCTTAACGGTTGGCCTTGCTTCATCATCAACCCACTTAGGGAAACGAAGGTCGCCAACAAGCCCGGTAAAGCTTTGTGCTCCGGCCTGAGTCAGTACCATACGCTTGTAAAGCAAGTCAATAAAGGATGTTGATAGAACTTCCTCAACAAAATCACCGCCTTGAGAACCTGCGGGCGATCCCGTAGTTACGCCAATTTGCATCTTTGTGGTGTCCGGCTTGGTAAAAAGTACAGACTGAGGAATCACAAAATCACCGTTTGCCTCGGTGTTTTCGCTTATACCCTGCTGAATTACTTCTGCCTCAAGGCCGGTCAACTTACCGTTGCGGTGTTCCTTCATAGCTTTCAGAAATGAAAAGCCTGAAAAATCTTTGACTTGATTCTGATCTACGACTCCGGCAGAGCCTACATCGCCCAAAGCGCTAAGGCTGTCGAATCGTTTGAGGGTTTCGGCCTTCTTTTCAAGTTTTGTGAACTCGTCAAGTTTAACCTCCGCCTCATCGAAATTATCTTCTTTAATGAGCGCATCTGCATCTTTTTGTAGCTGCGCCATTTGCTCTCTAACTGCTTTCAGTTTAGACATAATGATTTAATGTATTTTGATTCATTGTTAAGCGCATTGACAGCTTACGTGCAGTGTTGCGCATGTCATCTTCGTGTTCCGAAGCTCTTTGTTCATCCTTACCGGGCTTGTATATCTCATCCGCAAGCCCCATATCTACATACTCTTGTGCCGATACCGAAACGCCCTGATTACCCGATCCACGGTTCATTAGCTCTTCAATATCTGCCTCTGTTGATTTGCCGCCGCTGCCTTGAGCATACAGGCGAACCACCATCTTATCAATTTCTTTAAGCTCTTCATGCTCTTTCTCTAAGTTCGTGCTGTTCATGTATCCTATAAACAGCCTCATAGCCTTGTGAACCAATGGCATGGAGTTTTCGCTAATCAGTCGCTTGTCTCCGGCCAATGCGATGGCCGTGGCCGCCGATGCGCTGAACCCTTGCAGTCGTGTCGTAACCTCGGCATCATGCTCTTTCAACAGGTCATAAATAACAAGCGCATCATTGAGCGACCCGCCCGGGCTGTTAATATCAATCCGTATCTTTGATGTTGATATTTCTGCCAGCTTGGTACGAAAAGACTGCACACTGTTCGGGCTTTCTTCACCCGTTAAAAACTCGTGTAGCATATCTCGGCCGATGTAGCCATCAATTACAATAACGGTTTCGTCTGAATCCTTTTCATTAATAAAAGAACGCATCTGAAACGGCATTGCAAGGCCCTCAATCATCGGCTCGTCTACGCCCTGGGCAAGTAACATTCGCCTTTTTTGCTCTTGTAGTGTATTGTTCATCATTTCTATTGCTTTAGTTTTCATTTTGCCCATTGCTACCATTTCCATTCGGTTCGCCTTCATAGTTCTGACGTACCATGTTCATCGGTACGAATAAATCTTCTTTATCGAAATGCTCTAAGCCTTCCTTGTTCTGTACGTACTTGGTTGAAAGGAAGCCCGGAGCGTTACGCCCCAAACCGATGTTATACGCTTCATAACGTGTTTTGATGTCGGCAGTGATAAGCTGCTCCGTGTCCATCTTAAAATAATCTTTTGTGTTGCGTGGCATGAGCTTTTTAGAAAACTCATCCGCAAAGAGTCGTGCTATCGGGTCCAGGCTTTCGCTTACATACTCGATGGCCTGCTGCTCGATGTTGTTATGCTTCGGCTCTTTACTTCCAAGCTTATACTCTGGTATGCCTACGATACGGGCTATCTCGCCAATCTGGAATACCCTTGTGTTAAGAAGTTGCAAGGCTTCCGGCGGGGTGTTAATGGTCTTGTAGCTTTCACCATCTTCGAGAAACATAGTTTTAAAGAAGCTGCCGGAATTAGCGTATGTGCTGTTCCAACTGTTGCGGATGGAACCTATATCGCTATCATCTTCATCTGTTTCATCGCCAATACTTATACCAGCGCTCTTAAGCTCTACCACACCGTTACCACGACCGCCATTAGCAAAGAACTGGCTGCTATACTTTTCAGCAACAACGCCCAGACTAATGCTATTACGTGCGGCATATACAAGCGGGTTCATTCCTTGCAGGCCGTCTTTGCTCATTCTGAAAATGTGAATCACATCATCATCATGATAAAAGCCCCCTTCCGGCTCATCGCTGAACGCATATACCTTAACCCGCTTTTTCGGGTCCACCTCTGTGGTGGTGTATATGGTGGTCTCCCACGGCATTTTAGGATATAGGCCGACTGGGTTGCCCGCTCTGTCTCTGGTTACAACACAGTAGGCATTACCCCAATTAATCAAGTGCGAAGTCAACAGAGCATAGAACTGGCTCTGCGTTTGCATCTGATTCGGCTCCTTACAAAGAAGATATGAAAGGTCATCGAATACTTCTTCTGTGCCGTTGCGGTCGTCTCTGCGCAGGATATGCTTGTTAACTCGGCTAATGTCGTTTGACAATAGCATAATAGCCCGCCAGTACGCCGTGTAATTGTATGCAGCGAAGTTGTCCATCGGGATGCCCGTGTCCGTGTCGCTGCCGAATAGTCCGCGTAAAAATCCCGAATCAGGCTCTTTGAGGCTCCCGACGGTTCGTGTTTGGAATATGGCTGATAGTTTACTCATTCAGCCGAAGTATA